TATACATCAACAGCAGCTACTAATCTTTTGTTTTCTGCTGGATCAAATCTAGTTGAACCACCAGTAAAGCCAGATAGCACTTGTTTGTTGAAAGAGCCAACCATGATCATTGATGGATCACCACCTTCGTCCCAACATTTCTTGATAACAGATTTAAGTTGAGATTCTGTGAAAGCTCTTTGAGTTCCATCAGTTCTTGCAGTACCAGGTACATCAACACTTGATACTTGACCATTTGCTCCACCAGCACCAGCATCATTGTTTGCTTGAATCCAACCAGCTAATCCAGCTAGTTCTCTTGCTGTAGAGTCATCACCTACTACTGGTGAGTTGTTTGCTGTTAATGAACTTTCCATATCTCTTTTAAGCTCTTTAGAAGCTTTTGAGATTTGGTATGCTAATTCATTGTTTCTACCAGCTTTTGTTACACTTTCTAAAGTACCAGAAACAATCACAGATTTTCTTGAGATTTGTGTTCTGTTATTTACTCTAGTTGTAGCAGTTGGAGCAGCGAAAGAAATTTCATCACCCTCAACTTGTGCATTTGCAGCTGAAGCAGAAGCTAAGCTATCAGTTTGCCACTCATGAAGTACAGCAGTTGCTTTTTCTTTGCCGATACCTGACATGAATGGAGTTTCAGTTGGTGCTATAGAGTAGATTATATCTGATAAATCTTCTCTAAGACCTTTTGCGTCATAGACGCTATATGTTCCAGTTACCTGAGCCATAATTTATCTCCTTTGGTTGAGTTATTTATTGTTAATCATATCTAAAAATATACTGGCAGCATCTTTATGACTTCCAGTTTTCTTTAGACGACTCAACTTATCCTTTCTGGCCTTGAGATTGACTTCAGCTTTGCCTTGTTTAACACCTGACGATAAAACTTTGCCTGGTTTAAGAATTTTTTTTGCTAAATTCGGTTTTGAATTTTGCAAACTTCTATATTTCATGGCATCATTTACCAACATAACAATCCTATGATCGTACACTTGAGCAATTTCTTGGTCATTAAAACCATATTTGTTCAAAGTCATCTTCATATTAGTTTTTAAACTTGATGCTTTACTAGGATCAGAAAATTCTGGCATTTTTGATACCAATTTTCTTTGTTGATCTTGTAAATAAGTTTGAAACTGTTGTTTTTGTTCTGTTTGAGTTTTTTCTAAAGTTTCAGTTAAAGCATCTTGCTTTTTTTTTAACTTTCTTTCCACTCTTGCAGCTTCTGTTGGATCTTCGTCATACAACTTATCTAAATCAGCAGAATTTATTTCTGCATTTAGCTGTTGTTGTTGTGCAGACAATAGTTCATTCAAATCTTTTAGCTTTTGAGAATAGTCTTGTCTTTGCTTTTCAGACTCAGCTTGAAATTGTTTCTTTTCATAAGACAATTCTTCAGTCTTTCGTCTGTAATCAGCATCTCTTGAGTAACCATTTCTCAACTCATCAAGGGTAACATCATATTCTTGACCAGCAACTTTTACCTTGTAGGTGGAATCTTGTTTCTCTTGAGTATCAATTTGTTCTTCGTCTTGAGATACATCTTCTTCAGAAACTTCATCTTGTTCAGACTCAGTTTCTTCTGTTATTTCCTGTTCCTGTGGTTGATCTTCTTCAGATTCCACTTCTTGTGGTTCAGGAGAATCTTGTTTTTGTTGTGGTTGCTCCTCAGTTGTTTCTTCTTCCTTTGGATTTAATAAACCACTTATTGCTTTTTGTGCTTTTTGCACATCAGTTTCAGCTTCCTTTAACGGATTGGCTAGATTGTCTGACATATATTTTCCTTTTTAAGTTAAGCTCCTCTGAATGAGGTTAGCTTATCCTAACCTTTGTGATTAGAATTTTTTATTTTTGATATTTTTTCGGTAATCTTCCAATTGCTTAGAAGCTAACTTACCAGTATCAATCATCTCTAATAAATTTTGTTCTACTTTACTTACAACATTGTAGGCCAACCAAAGTTTTTCTCTTGCTTCAGTTTCTGTTGCACCAGTATTAAATAAACTTTCTGAGTATAAACTTCTTAGTTTATCAAAAGATTCTTTTAATAAAGGGTTTTCAAATAATTGTTTAGCTTTGTTCGCTTGGGTTAATTCCTCTTGGAGTTTGCCCTCTTGATCCCTGTCCATCTAAATTACTTACTTGTTGATCTAGTCTATCTGATGTTTGTTGTGCAGCTAAAAAAGTTTTATTTCTATTAGCAGTAACTAATTTTTCTATTTCAGCGTCTGCTTTTATTTTAGCAGTATCTAATTGTGTATTATATTTAAGCTCCATCTCTTTAATCTTAGTTTCAAATGCCAATATTTTATCAGCAGTATCAGCTTTGATTTTTTTGTTTTCTAATTCAAGCTCTGCAATTTTTCGTTTTTCCTCAGATGCTATTCTAGTGAACTCAATTTTTTCAATTGGTGTAGGTGGAGCTGGAGGAGATGGTTGTACTAAATCTCTACCCATATCAGGATTAACAAAATAGTTTTCAACATTTTTTAATCCAGCTTCTTCAATAATTTTTGATAATGAATTATAAATATTTTTCAAAGTAACCATTGGATATTCTTTGTTACCTTGTAATTGAAACGCTTGTAATTGTTTTTGTAAAATATTATTTAACATTACAATTTGTTGTTCTTTAGAACCAGATCCAAGACCAACAGTAATAGATATATTGTATCTATTTTTCCATTCAGTAGGATTAACAGCTACAAATTTATTATTTAATTCTACAATTCTTTCTTTGTTTTGATACTTAACAGTAAGCTCAAATATTCTTCTAAATAAATCTTTGATACCAGTTTCAGCAAATACTCTTGCAATCAATTCCATTCTCATTTGAGATTGGTTCATCAAAGTATTAACACCAGTTGCAGTTTTATTTAAGCTATCTGCATCTAAACCTTGTGAGTATCTAGTAACACCAGTTCTTGTTTCTCTTACTGTATCCAAGTATTCTAATAACGGAAATGCTTGTTGCGAAATAGTTTGATTTTGCATTGGCAGCATAACCTGACTTGGTGGTTGCTTAGTTCTAACAACACCACCTGGTCTTGATGTAAGTAAGTCATCAAGATTAACCATTCCGTCCATAATGGCCACTCTGTTATTATTTGTTAAATACATATTATCTAACAACTGACGCATAACAGTTGATTTAACCAATTGGACATCTTCAACTAATTCAGAAACTGATCTGCCATAAAATCTGTGTGGCATTGGGATTGGAGTTAATGAACAAAATGGAATGAAATCACAAACCATGTTTTCAAGAATTGTATAGCCACCACTTCCAGCAACAGTAACTTTTCTTAACTCTGCAATACCATCTCCGTCCATATCCACTCTGACATAACACTCATACAGCTCAATCTCTTGTGTGCTTTCATCTGGTGCATCATTAAACGGACTTTCATCTATATCTGCATACCTTGTTAATCTTTCATCATTTAACAAAATGTTATTTGATGTTGGAAGATCATCAACAATCTCTCTATCAAAACCCATCTCAATAAGTTCTGATCTTGTTTTCATAACTCTATGAGCTACGAAGTTTGCATCTTCAATAGACTTAGCAGTTCTTTGTATTAAAAATTCTTCTGGTGGTATGTTTTCTATTTTAACTTTGCCAGACTTTGAAGTTCTTTTAATAACCACATTATGTAATTTTGGTTCTGGTATATCTTCAATTTCTTGACCTTGTGCTTCTGCAAGTTGTTTTATTTGATCTAATTGTTCTTTTGCTTTTTCATCAACAAATTCTTCTTCAGAAACTATTTCAACATTGTCATCATTAATTAAAATCTGATATTCCTGATCGTTTAAATTTTCATAAGTTTCTTGTTCAATAGACATGCTATCGTCCCAATAAACTTTAACGATCCCATTTTTTTCAATTAACGCATCTTTAAACCAAGTATATAAAATACTAAAACCATTATTATCTTTATTAAAAATATAATTTATGTAGTTCGTTGCTTGTTCAGCAAGAGGCACATCTTCTGATTTTACTGGTTCGCATTTAACAACCTGGTCGGACGCTGTAAAAATTCTAAGTAGGTTTGGCAAGATAGTTTCAACTGTATCTGCAACGTCTGTACTTACAACTTGGCTACGACCATCAATCTCTGTTCCTAATGGTTCTCCCATGTAGTATTCCAAAGATTTTTTTCTTGATGAGGATAAGTTTCCACCCATATAACCTAGAGAGTTGTTTATCTCTTGGTTAATAATTCCTCTTAATTCTAATTCTGTAACTTTTGCCATATTAAACTATATAATTTGTTTCAACTGGTATTTCCTCACCCCAGTCGCTAACTTCTACACCCTCACCTATTATGCCAGTTCTAAAAGCATCAGCACAATGCGAAGCGTAGTTGTGCATGGGTTTATTTCTAAAACATTGGTTTTTGTCGTCCCATCTTTTTTGGTAGGCCTTTAAATTTTCTAAACCTTTTTGACAATTGTTTTTGTCAAACCAACAATTAGGTATAGCTTTTCTGACAGCTTCAATTCCATCTTCTATAGATAGTTTTGGTGCTACCTCAAAAGCAATTCCTAATTCTAAAGCACTTTCTAATCTTGACTTACCAAAATTACCTATCTCCCTGACCTTAATATCATGGGGAGCTATATGCCTTGAATACTCATATTCTTTTCTATTAATGACATCTACATAGTGATCCAAACCCTCACCAGCATTTTCATAATAATCTATTAATCTGATTTCTCCTTTATACCTTTGGACAAACCATATCGCTGTACTGTCATTGAGGCCTAAATCCCACCAAGTTTCAGTATCAAGGTTCTCATCATACAGATTGTCTGTAATACGTCCCTGTGCCTCTATTTGCTCTATTAAAGCACCATAATATGAACCAGTTATAGCAGCTTGAAAACTGCACTCAAATTCTTGTTCGTAAAGATCCTCTGACATCATTTGCTTTGCAGCATTTAATTCATCTTGATCTAAAATATTTGTATCACTAGCTTTGAACAACCCAGCGTACCATTCCTTGTTCTCTTTAGCATCTTTGTAGAGCTGATAGAAATAATTACGTCCTCTTGGCGTTCCAATGAATACGCACCAACCCTTTCGGTCTGCCAAAGCTGGTCTTATGACTTCTGGAAAGATAGTTGGTTTGATAGATTGCGTTTCATCAAAAACACAACCATCTAAAAATATACCTCTTAATGCTTGATCGTTCTCTGCACCTAAAATAGTTATCCTTGAATTATTTGGTAGATCGCATCTTAATTCTGACTCATTAAACTTTGTTCCAGGTATTTTACCAGCGAACTGTTTAATGTAATCCCAAGCTGTTGCTTTACCCTGTTTAAATGTTGGCGAAATAAAGGCATATCTGGGGTTTGGCAAGGGACAAGTAAGAGCTGCTTTTATCATATGGTTCACAAGCATAACTGTCTTACCACTTCGTCTGTGTGCAACGATTACGTTAAATCGGTGCTTATCAATTTCTTTATGCAAAAAATTTTGCAATTTTCTTGGTTTATACGGAATGACAATCTCTGGCATTTAAAAACAAAACCCCCCTAATGTACTGTAACTCCTTGAGGTACGTTTAGTAGTTGTTCAATGCCAAAATCTTCCATGATGTGATGAGAGAAATATCTACATTCTCTAAGATCGTTGAAGCCACCAAAGTGAACTACAACTGATTTGCTGCTTTCCATAATATAGATTACAGCAGAGTAACCTTTTTGTTCGTCATCAAATTCCATCATAAAATTCCTAATCTAGTTGTGTGTAACTACCCTAACATTTACATGACGCTGCAAAAAAAATTTGGTGTGCCATGCGAAATAAAACCCCCCAAAACCTCAGAAAATAAGCAAATAATAAAACTATTGATATTTAATCAATAGGTATTGTTGCAATTACTAAGTTTTATATTGTTTTGTATTCTCTTTGTATTCTGTTTGTAATATTTCTGTTGATCTTGTTAGCATTTTGACAAATCTGCTGTTAAAATTCCTATAATGTACTGTATCAATTTACATTTGCATCTTGAATAATTAAACCAATAAACCTTGTAATTACTTATTAAATGTTATTGTTGCCATTTAATTTGAATAGGCTTATCACCACCATTAAGACTTAACTTAGTATCTTTATTATATCTAATAGGACTTAAAACGCTTGAAAGCCACTTAGCATTGGATTGCATTTCTTTTATTAAATGAGCAAATGGTAAACTATTGTCCATCTTGCCTCCATTTTCTAATGTTGCTATTCCCTCTGTAAGTTTGTCTTGAGCCATAGCAATGACCATCTCAATTCCTATTTTTTTAGCCTGGAAATATGCATCTTGTAATTTTTCACTATCTTTTAATTTCTGGCTAAATGTAGCCCATGAAACCATCTCAGGATCTCTAGTAATGGATCTAATGCTCTCACCCTCCATAAGTCTATTGAGGATAATTTTTTCCATTGCTTTTGAATATCTTATATTTGCCATAATTTATAATAATTCTAAATTGTTAATGTGTTGTATTTATACAACAGTTGCATAATTGCAACAGTATTTTAATTCTATTTATAGTTGTTTCTTTGATATTAATTAATTTAATATGAAGTTATCATTTTGTTTGCATTTATTATTTGATCTGATATTAATTCATTATGATTCAAATTAAAACAATTAATAAGGGAGATACAATGAATAAATATTTAATCACTAACTCAAAAGATATTAGAGATCATTTCGAAAAAGATTTTCTAAATACTTCAGAGGCTAAAGATTGGATAACAAACCATCTTGATTTATCAAAAGAATGGACAATCACAAAAGCAACAAACAAAGCAAAAAAGAAATTAGACTTTGATTGTGCTATTGAACACATGAAAAAAACATTTAACAAAGGTGATACAATTTTCACTCAATTAGTTAAATCAACACCATCTGGAACAACTTATATTAAGTTAAGATACATTAAAGACAATAGACCTTTTCAATGTACTTATCATTATTCAAAAATAATGGATCATAAGTTAGATGAAAATAATTCATATTCAATAAGACAATCTTTTGGCAATATGGATATGGGTTTTCATGCAGTTTATTCTTTATGCAGAAAAGTTTGGAATGATGGTTATTATTTAAAACATGAATGGTTATAGGAGGTTAAATGATTAAAATTAAATCAAAAAAAATACATAACTCACCAGATAATAAAAGTTTTACTTATTATTTAACTTTTGAAAATGATCCTGTAGAATATGAATTGAATTATGATTATTCAAATTCATGTTTTTATAAAGGTGTAACTGCAACATTATCAATAGTTAATGATAATTTTTGTAAGGCAATTGCATCAAAAAGATTAAAATTCATTAAAAGATTTTCTATTAAACAAGTACATAATGTTTTTAATGAATATAATCTTAATAAGCCAAAAGGTGAAATATTATTAAATCAACTTTATTATAAAGAGGTTGCATGAATAAATTAGAATATATTTTAATTTCATATTCAACACCTAAAAGAGCATCTTTAAGAATGGGTAAAAATTCTTTAAATATAAAAAGAATAATTGCAAATTCTGAATCTGATGCAATTTTTAAAAGAGATAAATATTTAAAAAATATAGATGCAGATTTATTTAATTATAGATGGACTCTTAATAAAATTAATAATAAAGAGGTTGCATGAATAAATTTAAACTTCTTTCTTCTTCTAATACTGCACAAGGTATTAAAGATTCAATTAAAGGATATTTTTGTAATGATAAAATTATCTTTCATAAATTTAAAGATCATTATTTAATCTATCAACAAGATGATGATAATGATTATGTTTGCATGAAAGATTATAGAGTCATTATTCAAAATAACAGACTTAAATTTCAAATTATGGAGGTTAAATGAAAGCTAAAGATATAAATATTTATAAATTATTTTCTGCAACCTATAAAAGGAAAATGTTTTCTTTTATGGGTTTCGGTGAATTATCACTAATGCCTAAAGTTGATAAACCAATTAGACAAATTTCAAATGTTTATCAATTTCCAATTAAGCAATACTACAACCAAAAAAGGAGGGTTAGATAATGATTTTACTATGGGATATTAAAAACAAAAAAGAAGTTAAATATAACTTAATAGGTAGTGATATAAATATAAAAACAATTCTTGAAAATTTTTATCAAGATTTTGGAGTAAAATTTAAACAATATAAAATATTAGATATACAATTATGATTGAAATAATAATAATTGCAGAGGTTATAATGATCTCCTGGTATTTAATTAATCAATAGGAGGAAATATGAAACAAATAATTAAACCTAAATTAA